CACGATCAGGGTTATGGCAGCAAGACAAAACGCCATCACAAGATTGTATCAGCCGACCAAATCATTCACTGCTATATGCAAGAACGCGCTGGTCAAACGCGCGGCGCACCTTGGATGTCAAACGTGTTGTCACGGCTCAAGATGCTGGACGGTTATGAAGAAGCCACGCTGGTAAATGCGCGGGTGGCAGCTTCAAAGATGGGTTTCTTTACCAGCCCCGAAGGTGATGGCTTCATTGGTGACGATTATGACAATCACGCGCCGATAATGGACGCCAGCCCCGGCACATTTTCACAACTGCCGCAGGGTATGTCGTTTCAAGCATTCGACCCATCATCCGGCACCGAAAGTTTCGATGAATTTGAAAAAGCTATCTTGCGCGGGATAGCGTCAGGGCTTGGTGTCAGCTATGTGTCACTGGCAAACAATCTGGAAGGTGTCAGCTATAGTAGTATCCGGCAAGGCACCATCGAAGATCGTGATCATTTCAAGATGATCCAACAGTTTATGATCGACCAGTTTATTGACCCGATATACCGCGCTTGGCTAGAAATGGCCATCACAGTTGGTCGCATCAATCTGCCGATGGGTAAATATGATCTGTTTGCTGATCAAGTGATATACCGGCCACGCGGGTTTGCTTGGGTTGATCCGGCCAAAGAGATCAACGCCAGCGTCACCGCACTAAACAACGGCATCGTCAGCTTGCAAGATGTTCACAGCCAGTATGGTCGTGACACCGAAGAGATCTTTGAGCAGATCAACCGCGAAAGCGAACTTGCCGACCGTTATGGCATTGATACAGCGTTTCAGCCGTTTGGCACAAAGTTACCGGCACAGCCATCAATCGATGTAGGGCGTGAAGACGATGGCGAAATATAAAGGCGTTGAAATCAACTTGAAGCCGACCGAAGGTATGGCCGCCGAAGCGCGTAAATTCAAGAAATGGCGCGAAGAAGGCAAACAAGGCGGCACAGCCGTTGCAGTGGCGCGTGCCAATCAATTAGCAAACCGGCAAGAACTATCGCCGGAAACAGTGCGCCGGATGCACAGCTTTTTTAGTCGGCACGAGGTTGACAAGCAAGCTGAAGGTTTTAGTGCCGGTGAAGATGGCTACCCGTCAAAAGGTCGCGTTGCTTGGGCGGCGTGGGGCGGTGATGCCGGACAAACGTGGGCAAGGGCAAAAGATGCCGCACTTGACCGCATCGATGAAGGCGAAAGGGGCATTGAAATGTCTGAAGATCACCAGATTGAAAAATCAGATGAAATGGTGCAAGATGCGTCTATGGACAGACACATACAAAACATCACAGAAACCGAAGACACGGTAACAATCACGTTTGGCAAATCAGACGCGCCTGTTATTGAGACAACCGGCTATGATGAAGATGATGAAATGGAACGCTTTGATCGTGGCGAGTTAGTATTCCGCGCCGCTGCTGGTGAAATGGTTGATGAAGATGACCGCCGCGTGCGTATGTCACTGTCATCCGAAGAACCAGTTGAACGGTCATTTGGTTATGAGGTTTTGCGGCACAACCGCGAAGCTGTGGATTTGTCACGGATGAACAGCGGCCACGCGCCATTGCTGTTAGATCACGATATGACAAAACAGATTGGCGTTGTCGAACGCACTTATCTTGATGAAGCTGACCGGAGACTGCGGGCAGTTGTGCGCTTTGGAAAAAGTGCGCTTGCAAGAGAAGTGTATGATGATGTCAAAGACGGTATCCGATCCAATGTGTCTATTGGCTATCAGATACGTCAGATGGAAGACAAGAGGTCTGATGGGACAGTCGGCATCTCTTCGTGGATTCCCTATGAAGCAAGCATTGTGAGCGTGCCAGCCGATGCCGGTGTGGGCGTTAATCGCAGTGCTAATGTTGAACCAGTGATTAAAGAAAAGGATGACAAAAAAATGTCTGAAGTAAATCACGATGAAATCCGCGAAGCAGCCGCTGAAGCAGCCAAGCGCGATTTCCAAAAGAATGCCAGCGAGATCATCAATCTTGCTGTGAAGCACAACCGGCGTGACCTTGCTGATAAAGCTATCGGCGAAGGCCAGTCAGTTGCACAATTCCGCGCAACATTGCTGGACGCCATTGGCGAAGGTAAGCCACTTGAGCAGTCAGCCGGTGCGGTTGATATGTCACCAAAAGAAGAGCGTGCCTATTCATTTATGAAAGCCGTTCGCGGTCTGGTAAATGGATCAGGTCTGAATGGTCTTGAGCGTGAGGTTTCTGAAGAGATCGCAAAGCGTCAAGGTCGTGAAGCACGCGGCTTCTATGCACCAGATACATTCTGGGGCGGTCGCCGTGATCTGACTGTTGGCACAGCATCTGCTGGCGGCAACTTGGTCGGCACAGATCATCTTGGTGATCAGTTTGTTGATGCACTGCGTTCACGCTTGGTTTTCAATGAGCTTGGCGCACGCTTTATGACTGGTCTTAAAGGCGATGTGGCTATTCCAAAGCTGGCAACCGGCGTATCTGCTGGGTTTGTGGCTGAGAACGGCGCAACATCTGAGGTGAACGCTGTGTTCTCACAGATCACAATGTCACCAAAGTCACTTGGCGCATTCACAGACGTTTCACGTCTGCTGATGATCCAGTCTGACCCATCAGTTGAGCAAATCGTTCGTGACGATCTGTTGAACGCGATTGCACAAAAAGTTGAAGATGTTGCCATCGAAGGCGGCGGCTCAAATGAGCCATCAGGCATCATCGACACTGCTGGCATCGGTTCAGTTGCTATCGGCACCAACGGTGGCGCGATTGCTTGGGACGACATCGTTAACTTGGTCAAAGAAGTTGAAGTTGACAACGCAGCGATCAATGGAAACACACTTGCATATCTGACAAATCCAAAGGTGAAATCACTGATGGCGTCAACTGCAAAAGTGTCTTCAACTGACAGCGTGATGTTGCTGGATGCACCTTGGAACAGCCTGTATGGATACGACTTGGCAGTGACCAACAACGTGCCATCAGATTTGACCAAAGGCACATTGACAACAGCGTCAGCTATGGTCTTCGGTGATTTCTCACAGTTGATGATGGGCTTCTTCTCAACACCTGACATCCTGATCGACCCATTCACAGCAGGGTCGTCTGGGGCGGTTCGTATCCGCGTGATGCAGGAACTTGACATCGCCGTCAGACACGCCCAATCATTCGCAGCGTGCTTGGACATCGACGCCTAAATCACAAGCGGGGCGGCTTCGGTCGCCCCGTCTTACCCATAGGGGGCTTTGATGAAGATTAAGTGCAAAAGAAATATCGTGATAAAAGGCGTGGCGCACGTCGTCGGTGATATTGTTGAAGTGACAGATAACATCGGTCTGGATTTGGTCAACACTGGCCGCGTTGAGGTTTATGAGGACAAGATCGGCATCACTGATCGCGCTGTGGGTCTGACAAAGAAATCAGCCAGCAGCCTAGTCAAGCGGAACACAAAGAAAAATGCCAAATAGATTAGTAAAAATTACGGTTGTCAAAGACTGCCAAGCGGGTTCAGTAGGCATTATGCTTGCCGGAGAAGATCACGATGTGCGTGATACTGAGGCACAAAAACTTATTGCGCGTGGATACGCTAAACCGTTTAAAGAAGCGAAAGCAGTCAAAAAGCCGGTGCAGGAAACTGTCGCGCCAGCGGTGGATGACGAATAGTGGCGGTCGAAAGCGCAGATGATCGTGCCATCTTTGTTGGCATTGATGATTTTGGCGTTGCTGCTACTTACAACGGCGGCACAGTGAATGGCATATTTGATAACGATTTTGTCGAGGTTGACGCTGGTGGCGGTGTTGGGTTTGCATTACAACAGCCACGCTTTGTTTGCCGCACCGCAGATGTATCCACAGCCGCTGAAGGCGACACGATTACGATTGACGCCACGGGCTACACCATCCGCATTGTGCAAGATGACGGCACTGGTATGACGACACTGGTATTAGAGAAACAATGACCCACGTTAGAACACAGATACGCGATGACATAGTGACCACGCTGACGGGGCTGACAACAACGGGCAGCAATGTATTCCGCAGCCGGATATTTCCGCTAGAGGAAACAAACCTGCCAGCGTTGTGCATATACACAAAGAGCGAGACAAGCGAATATGATACAATAGGCTTGCCACGTTCTGTGAACAGGGTTTTGGACGTTGCTGTTGAGGCATACGTCAAAGGCGTGTCGAATTATGACAACACGCTAGACACAATTGCGGTTGAAATGGAAGAAGCCATTGCCGCCGATATAACGCTTGGCGGTCTGGCTAAAGATGCACAGATCACCGCGTTTGAAGCTGATTTTGCGGGTGACGGTGAACAGCCGGTGGCCGTGGGTCGGTTTACTGTGACGGTCGAATATCGCACCGTTGAAAATGACGTTGAAACTGCCGCTTAAGGAGACAAACCAATGGCAACATTCAAAGGAAATGACGGTGTCGTCTTGATCGGCACTGACGCAATGGCTGAAGTGATCAGCTTTTCAGTAGATGAAACCGCAGACACCATTGAAGATACAGCGATGGGTGACACTGCGAAAACATACAAAGCATCATTCACCGATTTCAGCGGAACCGTTGAAACATATTTTGACGATACTGACACCGCGCAAAATAACTGCACAGCCGGTGATAGCATCACACTTAACTTGCAGATGGAAGGCAACACATCGGGCGATCACAAGCTGACTGGTTCAGCTATTGTCACAAGCCGGTCAGTTGGCGTAACATCTGACGGCATCGTGACTGCCACATACAGCTTTCAAGGCACTGGCGGTTTGACTGAAACGACCGTATCATAGGGGTAAATAATGGGCTTGGGAGAACAGATCGCAGCGCGACGTGCGTTGCAACGTAAACAAATCGAGGTTGTAGAGTGGGGCGAAGAAGATCAGCCATTGATTATATACTGTGCGCCCATTACCGCCGGAGACATCGACAAGCTGCAAAGAAAACACAAAGATTTTCTGAACAATATGACGATCACGGGTATGATTGATCTGATTATTGCAAAAGCTGAAGATGGTGATGGCAAGCGTCTATTCACGTTGGAAGATAAGATGTATCTTATGAAAGAGAGCGTGACGCTGATTAGTGACATTGCTGGCAAAATGTTTGGCGATGTTGATACAATCGAGGACGCTGAAAAAAACTAAAGCAAGATCCGCTTCGGCTGAATATGATGGCCTTGGCGGATCGTTTGCACAAAACACAAAGCGAAATCGAAGAATTGACGCTGAGTGAATTAAATGAGTGGTTTGCGTATTACAAGGTGATGGACGATGGCCGATCAAAATCTTAGATTTAAAATCACGGCCATTGACAAAACGCAACGCGCATTTGGTAAAGTTGCCGCCGGATTAGGCCGCGTCAGACGCTCTATAATGAGTTTGCAAGGCGCACTTTTGACACTAGGCGCGGCTGCTGGTTTAAAAATGATGGCAAGCCAAATTGATGATTTGGCTAAAGCGTCAAGCCGTTTGGGTATGACGGTCAATGAACTGCAATCGTTACAATTTGCCGCCGGTCAAACAGGTGCGTCAGCAGAAGAACTTGAAAAAGGTCTGACACGCTTTAATCGCTCTATTTCTGAAGCAAGCACAGGCATCGGGACTGGTCTGCGGTCGTTTGAGGCACTAGGCATCAGTGTCACCGATACGTCTGGCAAGTTGCGTCCGACAAATGAATTGCTCAATTTGGTTTCTGACAGGTTGACACAGATCGAAAGCCCCGCTGATCGTGTGCGGATTGCGTTTGATCTTTTTGGCCGGTCTGGTGTCAACTTGATCAACACATTGCAAGGCGGCAGTGAAGAATTAAACAAACTGCGTGAAGAATTCAACCAATTTACGCTGGAACTTAGCGAAAAGAACGCTAAAGCAACAGAAAACGCAAATGATCGATTTGCGCGTATGGGCGAAACTTTTGCTAGTATGGGGCGGATCATAACCGCTAAAGTGTTGCCGGTATTGGCCAGCATCGCAGAATTTTTGACAGTGAAGCTGTTGACCGCATTTGCAAACACTATCGCTGGTTTCCGCAATATGATTAACGCGCTGATCGACGGCTTTAATATGGTTGCCCGTAATTCTATGGGTATGCTTGATGAAATGGATCGCAGCAGCTTTGGTGAACAGTTTGAGGCCAAACTGCGGGGATTGGCTGACGCATATCAAGCACTTGATGAAGCTGGTCAAACAACAGCAACAGAAACAATGCCAAAAGTAGTTGTTTCACTTGATGATGTCGCTGTCGGTTTTGAACGTGTAAAAGAAGAGGCTGAGAAAACAAAAGAGGCTATTAGCGGCGTGACGATATTGACGCACGAAAGCACAAGCGGTTTGCAGAATTATGCAGCGGCTGCGCGTGATACCGGCAAACAGCTTGATGACATAGCTGTGCGTGGCTTGAACAAATTGGAAGATGGTCTATTAGGCGTAATGCAAGGCACGATGTCAGCCAAAGATGCCTTTAAATCGATGGCACAAAGCATCATCAGCGATTTGATGCGTATGGCTATTCAACAACAGATTACGGGTCGAATTGCCGGTCTTTTGGGTGGTTTTATGGGCGGCGGCTCTCCCGGTTTCAGCACAGTTGGTGCTGGCTCGAACACATATATACCGCGTGGCCTTGCCACTGGTGGGC